TCTTTAATTTCGCTTAACCATTCATCTGGAAATGTTTTTTTAGTTGTATTAATACAATGATATTTAAAACCAAATAAATCACACCATTTTCCATAAGTTGTCTTTGATTTCTTTCCAATTTTTATTTTGGAATTAGAAAAAATAAATCTTAAATCTAAGTTTGGGTTTTGTTGTTTTATTAATTTATGTTTTTTTCTGTCTGCTGAATTAAATGCACCTTTAGTTTCTATTAAAATGTTACTGCAAGGAAAATCTACAAAATAATTTTTTTTCTGTTCAGGCATAGAGTAAGTAATCTTAAAACCTTCATAAACAAATTTAACTTTTTTATTTGTTAAGTAATTGTAGATTACTTCCTCTAAACCAGATTTGAGTGTTACAGATTTAGAAATCTGCACTCGTTTGAACTTGGGATAGTTCATTAGTTGGTGATTGAACTTTTTCAGTAACATAACCATCTTCTTCTTTAAGAAGATTGTCACCTCTATCTCTTGTAACAAGTTCAATAATTTGAACCATTTTAAGACGTAAAGTTATACCAGCTCCAGTTATTGGAGTGTGATAAGGTATTGCATCAAAAACACATTTGCACATTGAACCACTTGCTATGTAAGTGTCTATTGGCATTGGGTTTTTCTTTGCATCAACAATAATTGGTCTTTGTTGAAATGGTTGCTTTGTCTTTTTATTTATACCACTAGCTTTCATCTTCATTTTTAAAATAGAGAAATCACCTTCAGTAGTATAAGGTTTTGGAGCTATTTTTATTTTTTTACCTTTAGCTTCTTTTTCAAAAGTTGCCAGACTGTCACCTAGATATAAGTCTAAATCAGACAGTAGTTTAGATGCGTCTCGTTTTTTGATTTTTAAGGTAAGTTTATATTCACCCAACTCATTAAACTTTGTATCAGGTTTAAGAAGTCTAGGATAAATAGCTTCGCCTAATGGTGTTACCATAGTTTTTATATCAATCATTAGTACTCCTTGATTGTTTGTTTTTATCTATAAGTGCAACCTATTAATACACTTGTGTATTATTTACTCTTCAAATACAGAAGAATTTTGAGTTCTTTACTTCTTCTAAATTAAGATTACCTTTGCAAGGTATAGTTGGAAATTTCTTTTGGTTTTTGGTAGACAACATTGCAAACATTTCTTCTGCCCAATTTTTAAGGACATCTTTAGAATATATTTCACAGAAACTATTTCTTACTGCTTTAGCCATAACTTGAGTATCAGGAGCAACCACTCCGAAACTATCGTGAATTACAGAAAAATTATCTATTCCTTCCTTGTGTGCTTTAACAACAGCTAACTGTAAAACACTAGCATCTAATGAATGAATAAAGTTTGCACAGATACTTTGAGAAGTTTTGCGTTTATCTATTTTTGGAGTTTCTTCTTGGTAAGAAAGCATCAATATACTTTCTCCCATTTTTGTTTTAACTCTTTTACTTTTCATAGAGTAACAAGCCATTTGAACTGGAAAATTTAATGGTGTTGTCCAGTTAATCGGTAAGTTTTCTGAAGACACTAACGATGAAACTTTTTTTAAAAATTTCATAATATTTCTAGCACCTTGTATTGTTTCGTAAATACTTTCCCAAACTACAGGAGTTAAATATTTGGTAGCTTCAAATAAATCATCACCAAAATTATGAGGAATATTTCTTTCATTTAATTGTTGATAAACGTGTTCAGCTAAATACATTCTACAACTGTATCTAGTTAAGCTGTAAGGTAAACACATAACTGGCTTCTTACAAATTTTTCTATCTATTCCATAAGCTAACCATTTTTTTGCAAATTCATCTGTTCTTAATTTTAATTTTTCAATTACTCGTTGAGCTACTATAACATAAACATCATTTGGTTTTTCATCATCAATGAGATTAGTAGCTCTACCGCCAACTTCATCTCTCATCATTGCCGAGTAATGTTGTAGTCCTGAGTTAGAACAATCAGCTTGTATTGGTAGAGTAGTTATAAAACTTGCGTCATAATCTGTTTCAGCAAAGTCTCTGTATTCCATACACCAAGCTAAAAATTGAAATGGTTTATCAGCTTGATGCCACCACTTATCATCAAAAGGTGACTTAGCTACTGATAAAATTTTTTGTTCATGCTTTTCAATCCATTGAATTCTATCTTGAATACTTCCTTTATCTACTTCACCAAATAAATTTGCACCAGCTATTGCTAAATAACCATAACTATTATCTTCTTCCATTCTTTTTCCATATTTAAATTTTAATAATCCTTTTGCATAATCAGCAGATTGCATATTGAGCATTGCAGGTTTTGGATAAATTCTTCCTCGCTTACAAAATTGCAGAGGATTATAAAAACCATCAAAGTTACTTAATAATTCAGCTTCAGCTTTAATCATTAATACTTGAATATGTTTTGATTTATTTTTAGCTCGTCTTTCATAAACTTTAGAAGCCATTCTTTTCCATTTAATTAATGCTTCTTTGTTACTTCCAATATCAACTGGTTTAGGTGGAAGTTCTATATCATTTGGATTGATTGGAAGTTTTCCAAATTGTAATCCTAAGTCTACACATTTATTAAAAACCTTTTGAATTTCTTTATTGATTACCCATTCAGTTTTTTGTAGAATATTTATAGAATTAATGACGTTTGGCATATCATCAAATCTGTTTTTAAATTCTTCTAAATATCTTCTATTTGTACTTTTTATTATGTTGTAATGCATTTACAATTTCCTCTGCTTTGTTTTTTTGATTGTATTTTCTGCCATAGTAACCCCCTGTAAATGGTGAACTCCAGTCCATTGGTGGCATTAACATTGGTAAAAAAGTTGGGTGTAATGCTTCGTTGTGGATATTATAATTTTTAATTTCCTCAAGAAGTTTGTCTGTGGCTACTATAAAAGTAGTAGTTCTATTCCTTGCAGTTCTTCTATTTTCATGGGTAACAAGACCTAATTTCTCATAATAGCTAATGATTTTTACACCTAAATGTATCTTGTCTGCTGAAACCCAATCATCAAATTCTAATTTATTTTTGTTCATAAAATAAACCCAAACTCTTTGTTTATGTCTGTATTTATTTTTCTTCATGTTTTGACCTTCTGCATTTAGCATTTTACAAATTTGCTCATACTTATCAGGTTGAGTATCTTTAAATTTAGTAAGTCTTGCCTCTTGCATAAGAGCATTACTGATACTCATAGATAATTCATTAACAGTTACAGACTTTGAAATTCCATCTAAAACATTTTTAAGACAAATAAAACTTACAGGTAGCCATTGAAAGGTTGAAGGTTGAAAGATACCCTCATTGTTAAAAGAGTTAACAGACAAACACTGGCATATTAATTTTAACGAAGTTTGCGTTACCCCTACCGAACCTGCCATACAGTTTGCAACATCGTCTTTAAGCATATCTGCAAGAGCAGTGACGTATTTTTGAGTATAATATAAACCATATTTAGTAGTGCTTTCTTGGTTTTTTGCCCTAGCATCATTTATAGTTTTATTATATCTATCAATACCACCCCTAATCATACGTTCCTCAAACTCTAATTCTTGGGTGATTAATTTTACGTAATCGTCTCTGTCCTTATATTTTCCGCCAACCCCTACTTTTACAAGTGTTTCTAGTAGTTCTTTAAAATTTGTATTATCTGTGGACATTTGTAGAACATTGTGAAACACCTGTGAATAATATTGCAAACGCAATTCTCTTAATGTTCGCACTTGTTTGCAAGACTAGCCACAGGTGTATTAAAGTTATTTTTGAGATAACTAGCGAGTAATAACAATAATTATATTTAAAATTACACCAGTGAATTGACCTGAATTTTCTCCTAAGACTAGTTACTGGTAAAATTATCCGCAGAATTATTTGTTTTATTTTTTCTATGTTCGCATCATTGCTAACGTATTGCAAATATTGTTGCAAACATATCCTCACTAATTTAGCACATATTATATTAACAACTTTTATAAATTGGTGCGACTGCTCGGAGTTGAACCGAGATGCATTTCTGCACAAGTTTCTAAGACTTGCGTGTCTGCCAATTCCACCACAGTCGCTTATTACAGGACTGTAATTTTTATATAAATAAAAGTTAGTTTTCAACTTGTATTACCCTTTTATTAACTTCAGTTCATCTCTTTGATTATCTAAAGTAGATATAGCGTTACGAAGATGATTTGCTGAAGGATTAATATAAAAATTTAAAGTTGTTTCAATGCAGGTATGTCCTGCTAATCGCATTACAGTTTTTGCATCAAGACCATTTTCAACTAACCTAGTTATATAAGAACCTCTGGTAATATAAGGTGTTACGTTAGAAGGTAACTTTGCTAACTTCTTATATTTGTTCCATTTGTTTCTTATATGACCTTTAGCACAAGGAAATACTTTCTTATCAATTCTAGAGAAAGCTACTTCTTTATAGTTAGAAACTATTTCATAAGCTCTCTGTGTTAATGGCATTTCAATAGACCAAGAATTAGTCTTGTTACGCCAAAAACAAATTGTCTTACGTTTGAA